ATTCTGGCGAGTGTTTTCTATATTTTTGCCCTTTCTTTGCCATAAAAATATGCACCTCCAAAAGTGTCTAACTTTTGGGGTGCATATCAAAGTAATCGCTTTATATTTTAATCTTCTTTTATATATTCTCTAAAAATATCTCTTAGCATAAATATGACATAAGTATACTGCATTATAAATTAGTTATTCTGCACCTTTTCAAGCATTATTTTGATAAATTCGTCCTTTGTGAGTTTTCCGTCTAAAACTTCCATACAAAGTTCCTTTTCGTTATCAGAAATCTTGTATCCTTCCATTTCGACAGATGCCACTGCATTATTCAACACCATTTTCTTTTCTCTCAATGAAACTTGTTTCATAAAAAACTTCTTTCTTAATTGATATTAATACTCTACTATGTTTTATCAATACATAGACTACCTAAGTAATCATTTTAATCTTCTTAATCTTCTTTTTCTGAATCTTTAATTAGGTCCTCGGCTTTTTTGCATCCGCCATCTACCCATTCTTCAAATTCAGTCTGTACTCGCACAGACTGATTAATTTGTTCTTCCACCGTTTACACCCACTTTACTCGTTATGAAGAGTATTATACCACAACACATACTTTAAATCAACTATTCATTCAAGTTTACTCAACTCCAGTTTATCAAAATGCCAGCCGTCTTTATAACTGTGACTTGTGCTTTCGATTGCATACTTTACACCGTCTACCGATATAACTTCTCCGGCTCTGGTATAGCTGTCATATTTCTCTACTATTTCAAACGAAAAAGTTTCATTCACCTTTGCATTTTCGTTAAGCTCACGTTTTGCAACTGTATCGGCATTTTCTTTTTCGGTATCTATCTTAACTATTTTCTGCAAAAAGCCATATTTATCAATAAGGTCACGGTTCTGCAAAACCATCAATTCCTTATACACATTATCCTTTTCAGAGGTTATTTTAATAGAGTTATACATCTCCTCAATAGACGTGCTATGGCTTACATTACCTCTATAATCAATTGAATATCCCTGTCTTACATTACTCGCCACCTGAAATTCGGGATAGGCTGTCAAATCTCCGATTTTGTATATTCTCAATCCTTCCGGCACAAAATCAAAATTATAATTCCCGCCGCACTTTTCAAGAATATCTTTGAGTATATCCGATACGGTTTTATCAAAATATATCTGCTTTATATTTGCAGTCAATTCCGGCAGCATTACAATAGATATAGACAAGTCATTACAGATTTCTTTGATAGCATTGGCTGCCGAAATATTTTTAAACTGATATGTCTGACTTGTTTTATTAAGATACCACCCAAGGTCAGCAATCGTATATTTATTACTGTTCTTGTCACCGTCATCTGCCTTTGTTATTACTCCACGAAAAATCTCTGCATTTGTTACCATTCGGATAATATCGCCGACTTGCGGTGTGTACATCAAATCTTTCAGATATGCTGCGTCAGTTTTCGCTATATCAAAAGACATTGTAGTTGCAAGTTCATATATACTGTTTTTCCATGACAGATTTCCTATCATTTCGGTTATATCGGTATCATTTGCATACATTTTCAGTTCATCAGTCGGCGTAATAGGAGTAAGGTTCTGCATTGCAGGATGAATGTTTTCCTTAACTCTGTTATTCCATACAGCTGTAGGTTCTTTTTCTCCGCCGTATGAATTTTCCGAATACATATAGCTTTCCATACTTCCGGAAGATGATGTTCCGTTTGACTTATCGGAGTATTCCGGATTAAACACATAATCATAATTACCGCCTGAAAAGCTCCATGTATGACTTCCCACAGTTCTGCAGTTGCTTGTCCCTCCTGTATTGCCTTCAACAGTAGTAAAACTGTTACCGCTTACGGAAACAATTATTCCTGTATGTCCCTCACGCAGAAATATATCTCCTGCGTGAGGTGTATATGTACCACTTGTAACTTGATGTTTTGAATGAAGTCTGCCGTTTTTTCGTGCCCAATCAATACAGTTAGGGCAATATGAGTAATTAGGAACTATACTTGTCGGAACACCGCACTGTCTTACAACATAGCTTACAAACGCCGCACACCACCAAAAGTTATATCCTATATTTTCAACATTGTCGGAATACCAATGAGTATATTTATTGTTATTTCCGCACTTGCCCCCTATTTCCTGCATTTCTTTTCTTGCACGTTCCGCAACATCAAATCCCGATGACATTATTCAAGCAGCCCCAATCTATCCAACCACACAATTACACGCAAATCATCATATTTTAAATTCCATCCTTCGTCCGTTCCGCTGAGTACACCCTTGTCAACAGCCTTTTGGACACTCTTTCGTGCCCATTCCGGCATGTTTTCATCAATATAGTTATATATCATTGGATTTGCAAGGGTTTCAACAAGTCCTACAAGGTATGTAACTTGTTCTTTGAGTTTATTAAGTTCTTCCATATCAATTTCATCCTCCGCATTGCTTTGGTCCTCATAATTCAGAAGATTAAACTCCTCTAAATCAAGTGTGTACCAAAGGTCACCGTCTGTCTTTATTGTGTATTTAAAGTCCTTGACCGCAACAGCCATATTTATCGGTGTTTCTGTAATAATGAGGCGTATAGGAAGTTTCAGGTCTATCCATGTATCAATTTTATATACATATTCCCACCCCTTCATTGACTTATCACGCAGATACGGATAATCTCTTATCGGGAAAAAGCTTGAAATAGAAATACTTTTTAATTTCGGACTTCCTATCAGCATAAGTTCGCCGTGCGATACCGTTTCAAATGTTTCGGTTGACTGTGGTTTGCTTATGGTAAACTGTGACGGCAAAACGGGAATTTTCAATATATCCGCTCTGTTATTTACGCTCAAATATATATCCAAATTCGCACCTCCGACCTAAAAAACTGCAAAGAAAAAAGCCGTCATGAGCTGACAGCCACAAAAATCACATATTCTCCAACACTTCAACAATTCTTTTTGCCACCTTATTTGCCAAAGTATCATCATCTTCGCCATTTGAATACACAGTAACATTTATCTGGTTTATTATGCTCGGTTTCTCATTTGCAGACACCGGTTTCATATAGTTCTGCAGTGTGTTCCAAAATCTGTCGAGCGGAAGAATTGCCTCTGCTCCGGATTCACCTCCGACCATAGGGAAACCGCCGTTCATACCGAACATTGTAGGACGTGTCATAATACCGCCTTTTGCGTACCATTGTATGCCGAGTTTCGGTATCAGTGTATTGATACCGGCAATACTGATAGTTCCCGTCTGCACAATATGCGGAGTTTTAATAATACCTTTTATCCCGTTCCATACATTGCTTATTGTACTCTTTATTGAATTAAAGACGCCTGACACTGTGTTTTTGACTGAATTAAACACATTCTGAAATGTTGTTCTTATGCTGTCTATTACTGTTTTAATTCCTTCTATAACATTCGTTACAACCGTCTTTATATTGTCAAAAGCAAGTCCTGCGGATAATGTTATCGTATTCCAAATATTTATTATAACATTCTTCGCACCGTCAATTATTAATGTAATACCGCTTATCACATTCTGTACACCGTTTTTTATAGTTTCGGTATTTAATGTAAATATACCGACTATGACTTGGAACACACCGGATATTGTTGTTTTAATGCCTTCAAATATTCCTGCCACCGCCGTTTTTATATTTTCAAAAACAGATTTTATGTTATCAAAGAACATTTGAAAATTCTGCTTTATTCCGCCTATAATATTCGATATTACCGTTTGTATATTTAAGACGGTATCGGATACTTGATTTTTAATGCCGTCAATAACTTTTCCGACAGTTGCTTTGACGTCATTTACAATCTCGGAAATTACATTCTTAACCGGAGCAAGTGCTGTACTTACCGAAGTTTTTATTTCTGCAAATTTTTCAGTGATTGCTGTTTTTACTGAAGTAAATTTCTCTGCGATTTTGCTTTTTATTCCGTTTGTGGCATCACCGATTGATGATAACTTTTCTCCGACAGCTTCTTTAATCCCGTTAAACTTCTCACTGATTTTTGTCTTTATACCGTTAAATGCACTTATGCATTTATCCACTATCGGTTTCAAAGCACCTTCATTATATGAATTTCTCACAAATTCAAAAGCTTTTGAAAAGGCACTGCCAAATACATCTTTTATGCCTGATAATTTTTCTTTGACAGTATTCAGCATAGGAGAAAGTTTTGTTTTTACACTCTCGACAACCTGTCCGAGTTTTCCGCCCGTGAGAGAGTTTATTGCATCATATCCGGTCTTGTAATATTCTTTTATTGCTGTCATAGTACCGGCTACTGCACCTTTTATTCCTCCGCCGTGTTCCTGATATGCATTCTTGATGTTATTCAGTTTTGTTGATACCGTATTTTTAATACCGTCCCAAACATTTGCTGCAGTTTCCTTGACTTTACCCCAAGCATTTGAAACTGTATCTTTTATCCCGCTGAATACATTCTTTATACCGTTCCAGAGATTTTTCGCTGTTTCCTTTACCTTGTCCCAATGCTTAAAGAGCAGAACACCTACTGCAATAACTGCACCGATAGCAATAACAACAAGACCTATCGGTGATGTGACAAACGTCATTATTGCACCGAACACTCCCGTCACAACATTAAGTGCCTGAGTTGCGGCAATTTGAGCGATAGTCGCAGTTGTAAGCGGTGCAAAAGCAGCTGCCTGCGTTCCTGTCATAACAGCTGAAAATGCAATTAGTCCGTTTCTTATCCCATCAACTACATTTGCAGTCGCAACGGCAATTTTATATGCGGTTACCGCTCCGGCAATTCCGGCAATCACAGGTGAAAGTGTGCTTGCAGCGGATATTACACCCGAAGCAATATTCATCACTGCCACAAGTGAATTGCACAAATTCGGTACTACTACATTTGCAAGTGTCTGAATTAATTCAGTACCGTTTCCGCTGAATGCGTTTACAATGCTGTTCCTGACATTATCAAACGCATTATGAAGTCGTTCTATTGCCGGCTGATTATTTTGAATTGCATTCTTTACAGCGTTAAATACCGTGCTTGCAGTATTATAAATTGTCTGAATTGCAGAAAATAATCCGTTTTCTATTGCAACAGTAACATAAGAAATAGCGGGAGTTAATGCACCGAGTCCGTCAGACATAGACTGAAGAACGCCTTTAAACTGCGATGAACCGAGTGCATCAAATATCGCAATTTTCACACCCTCGAACTGCGACTTTAACAGTGTGAGTTTACCGCTTACCGTGTCATTCATAGTGTCAGCCATTTTTAAAGCCGCACCTTCCGAATTATTTATAGCGTCGGACAATGAATAAAAATCATCAGAACTTGCATTCACGATTGACAGAAATCCCGACAGTGCATTTTTTCCGGCAATCATTGTTGCATACTGACCTTTTTGAGCATCGGTAAGTGTTGAGAAGTGTGTCTGAAGTTCGGGAATAAGCACCGATAAAGGTTTCATACTGCCGTCCGTATTTACTGCAGAAATCCCCAAAGCCGACATGGCCGCATCTACTTCTTTGGTAGGTTTCGCCAACCTTGTCATAACACCTCTCAGAGAAGTACCTGCGTCCGAACCTTTAACTCCGGCATTTGCCATCAGACCGAGTGCCGTGGTGGTATCTTTCATTGAATATCCCATTGCACCCGCAGTTGCCGCAACATTTTTAAAGGACTCGCCGAGCAAAGATACATTTGTATTTGACTTGGACGCTGCAACCGCCAAAACATCAGCGAACTCACAGCTGTCACTTGCTTTCAGTCCGAAAGCGGTCAAGGCATCGGTTACAATATCAGATACACCGGCTAATTCCTCACCGCTCGCAGCGGCAAGGTTCATTATTCCCGCAATACCGTCAATCATCTGCGACGAATTCCAGCCAGCCATACCCATATATGACATAGCCTCTGACGCTTCTATTGCAGAAAATTTGGTTTTAGCACCCATTTCCTTTGCTTTCTCGGAAAGTGCAGTCAGTTCTGCACCTGTTGCTCCCGAGATTGCGGATACGTTTGCCATTCCCTGTTCAAACTCTCTGCCGGTATTCACTACATCTTTGCCGAAGTCTATCGCTTGACGTACACCGACAAACGCTCCTACGGCTACTGCCGCCTTAGATGCCAATGAGGTTATAACCCCGCCTACTCCGGAAGACTGATTTCCGAAGTTTTTCATTCCCGACGTTGTACCGTTTAAACTGTTTCTAAGATTATTGCTCGCATTGACAGCGGACTTCATATTGACGAAAAAATTACCGTTATTAAGGCTTAAAGTTGCACCTATATTACGAGCCAAATTTTACGTCACCCACTCCCCAATAACGCCTTATACTTCTCCGTCTCCTCTTCCACAGCAAGTTCCATACTCGCCTTTAAAAATATTTTTTCAGACAGTGATAACCTTGCAAGCCTGTCCCAATCAAATCCCTTTTGAAGATAAAAATGAATAAGCTGCAGGTCACCGTCCGTCTGTATTAGTTTTTTACGGCTTCCACACCGCCCATATATCCAGCAAGCTTCATACACTCAATCGCAATCTGCGGTATTTCTCCCGGTGCAAATATAATTTCAACAATATCCATAGGTACTGCACAGCCGAATGCGTCCTGTACTTCCTTCGACTTAATGTCAGGTTCTTTGATACATTCATAGCACATATATTTATCACCCTCGCCTGCCTCCATATCATTTGCGTCACGGCAAAGTGCTCCGTCCGGTTCTTCAATCGTTATAACCGAATCAATGGACTTAATATATAAATCCATTGTCTTTTTAATTTTCTTTGACGCAATCATCTGCTCCTTACGTCGTAAAAGTTCTGCTAATGTTAATTTTGTAGCCTTATTCATTTTAGTGTCCCTTCCTTTTTTCTTAATAAAAAACCAGCTGTATAGCCGTCATTTTTTAGTGTCCCCATCATTAAAAATACAATCTTTTTATACACACGGGTCAGCGATTGTATCAAGATACTTAAATCCTACAAATCCGCCCGAAAATTCATCTTCGGTAATTTTTCCGTTCTCAAATGCCTGAAGTGTAAGTTCATCAAGCCAGCATGACATAAGCTGTACTCTTTCTGTACCGCCGTTATCGGGGTCCTCCAATTTTGATATAAGCGACAATCGCTCATCAATACCCGCCGAAAGTTTCTCCGAATACGTTTTGCCTCTTGAATAAATCTTTTTTATTTTCGCTGTCCAAGTACCGGACACACCCATCAGTTTACTGTCGTCCCACATTTGCCCCGAAAAGTTTATCGTTTCACGGTTTGTTTTGATTTTTGCTTCAAATGAAGTTATTTCATAACAAATACTGTTGTTCCACCAAAAATAGCCGTGCGTACCGCTGATTACTTTTCCGACAGCGGGAAGCTTTCTTTCTCCTGCCATTGTTTACTGCCTCCCTTACTCCATATTTATAGAAAATTTCAAATTCTCTATTGCATCACAGAATGTTACATCTGCCGTTACAAAGACATAACTTCCCGTCTTTGTCTTACGAATCTGTTCATCACTGTACTCGGATATATCATATTTTTGTGCAAGCCAGTCACGCTGTGCATTAACATCTATATCTGCTGTATTTTCCGCATCGCCGTACAGTACGCCTTCTCTTAAAAGTCCGTCAAAATACTGATTAATAGCAGCTACAAACATAACCTTATTGTCATAGCTGTTATTAATTCCGATATAGTTATTCTCAAATGCAGAACGAATATCGTCACGCATTAAGTCCATACCCTCAATAATTTTGATTTTCTTCATATCTTCGGTCTTGTCACCGCTTAAGATGTGTAGCGAATTTACACCTCGTGCGACTTTTACTTTTTCGCCGTCATTGATAAGTATAAACTTACCTTCGTCTATATCTTCATCGGGAGTAAGGCTCTCCGTTATAGAGTCAATTTCCGAAAGAACTTGATATGTCGCACTCTCTGTCATTGACAGTCCGGCAAGCAAGCCTGCAATTCTTGCACAATATTCATATGCCGAATATGTCTTTGCTCCTACTTTGATACCGCTCGAGGAAAAGTTAACAATGCCCTCATTATTTGCCGCAGAACAAGGCAAAACCGCTTTGAATGTCTTTTTTGCCGCTCTCTGTGCAATAATCCAATTCTGCAGTTCTTCCGTCAAATCTTTATGCGGTTCCAACCCCGGAAACGTCAGCCAGTTCCACGACTTATTTCTAATGCGTGCCAAGGCGGCGTTATATGACTTTTTGAAGTTCTCGCCTGTTTCAACTCTTTCCACAAGCACTCGTTTCGGTTTGCCGAGAAATATTTTATTCAAGTAGTCAAGATTTGTCGTTGTCCAGTCGGATTTGACAATATCGGCTTCATAGTTATATGTATAACTTAAATTTTCATCTCCGACTTTGGTTGAATCTTCAAGAATAACCGCTACAATTCCATTCTGACTTCGTGTTACCGCAGTCTGTGCCTTCGTCTTAAATTCAATTAAAATTTCAGGTAACCCCATTTTTATCCCCCCGTATCACAAGTTCGCTCATTTCATCATACTTTTCTGTTTTATCCACAGCCTGAATGAAATTTATATCAAAATACACATACATTGCACCCTTTTCAATTTCAAAATTCATTTCATGAATAGTCAGATGTCTGTCCATAATATCGAAAGTCGGGTACAAAAAAAGCTCTTTTATCCTGCTGTAAGCACCTATACAGTCCTCCACAGTTTCAAGAGCCGATATATATTTTAATTCTACCGAAACAGTAAGTTCCTCAAGTGCACCGCCACAGCACAGAGGCTGTACATCTGAAGGATACGCAGAAACAAACACTGCCGGTTTTAAAAATCCCTCATCTACTTCTGATGCAACTACGTTAAATCCGGCATCCGCAAGGATTTCCGCAGTTCGTGTCTGTATATCTTTTTCTGTAATCATCTGTCCTCCTACATTTGTATATCTTTTGTTATTTTATCAAGCAGTTTTTCTGCACCCGAGTTGAATTTTGCCTGTGCCTCCGACATTGATTTTTCAAGCATAAAATCACCTTGTACATATCCGCCGGATTTAATGCCTCTTGCAGAACGCTGTACACGATTAAGTTTTCTGCCTCTTTCCCGAGTTCTGCCGCCGCTTACAATCTTATGACCGAGTTCAATAAGATGAGCATGCGGTGCTGTTGACTGAACTCTCACTACTCTCACTTTACCGCCCTTATACAGTTTCACTTTTTTCGTTCTCCATGAGTTGCGTAGTTTTTTTGTCCTTACCGGTGTAAGTGATTTTGTTCTCTTATTTATGGCACGTCCTTCTGCCATAAGGAATGCGTCTGCTTGACTCGGATAATTCTTCTCGCATTGCTTCATAGCTTTTTCAAGTTCGTCAAATCCGAATACATCAATATTCCTTGCCATTTCGGTCTTTCTCCTTTGCGACAATCTGCAATTCCGTATTGTTTTCACCTATGTTAAGAACAGAAACAATATTGAGAACCTTTAGTCCAAACATAATTTTCATATCCTCGGTTATATTCGGAAAATACCTTGTTGTAATTTTGTAGGTGGTTTCTGCACGCAGTTTTTGTGACTCCTCGTACTCACGTCCCGACATCGGAGAAACATTTGCCCATACGGCATACTCATTCAAAGAAAGCTGATGTGAATACAGCTGTCCGCCGCCTGCCGATTTCCATACTGCGTTGCCTTTGTTATCTGTCAGCACATACACAGAAGTTTCAGCGGCATTAATGTCACTGCTTAATTTAGGTTTGAACGGAATCCACACAGGCACATTTTCATTCATTGAATTTAATCTTTTATCAAGCGGTTTCAAAAATATAACCCGATGACGCAGTTTTGAAAAGTCCATTAAAATACCGCCTTTCTGTATGGTCTCAGCAATGTATAAAATATACTCGGTACACCGTTTTTAGTTCCGTCACGCTGTTCAAAGAAATATCCTATACACACCAGCATAGCTTGTTTATAGCTTTCCGGCAGTTCATCAGGCATTGCAAGACGTGTATAATTTTCGCACATTTCTCCTGCTAAGATAATGAGTATTCGGAGATAGTCGTCCTCTGCGTCAGAATCCAAATGCAGATACTGTTTAACCTCTTCAATCGTCAGCATTTTCTTCCTCCGTTTTGGATTGCACTGTTTTAGATTTAGTGTCCCTTCTTGTTATTTTAGTGTCCCTTACTTCTTCCGCAAATCCGCACTGAACCAAATCTTCGCCTATTTTCTTGTCAACATCAACAGTTTGACCTTCAGAAAAACTGAAAGTCAAACCCGAGCATGAAGTTGTTATCTTTATTTTCATTTTACCCTCCTATTATTTCATCTGAACAGTCTTAACCGATTCAGGCAATATCAGCTTTCCGTCCAATCTTTGGAATACACGGAAACCGACTTGTCCGTTCTTTGCAAAAAGTTCATTCAATCTTTGGAACGAACGTCCCTGTCTGTCAGCCACCCAATAATATGATAAATCACCAAACAGCAATATCTTATTGCCGGACTCTATCTCAGGCATATATGCAGAAGTATGTATCGGACGGTTAAGAATTGTATCCGGCTGTCCCGCCTGCAGACCCGGCTGCCATAAATACTGACCGTTACTGTCTTTAAGTTTTCTTATAGCCTTTATTGTACTGTCGCTTGACATAAATACGGCATTCTTTCGATACGGTGTTCTAAGACTGTGATATAGGTCAATTATTTCATCTGTCGTAATTGCGTTTGACGCAGCAGACGTAACCCCTACTTCAGCCGTATTTAAAACACCTGTCGGTTTGCCTGTACCGTTGCCGTTGATAAATGCCAATTCCTCTGCCGCACCCATTCTTCTTGCAAATTCTGATGATATGTATGTTTCAAGATTAAATGCGGAGTCATTGAGCAGTTCTTCCGATACTTTTATAATCGTACTTAGCTTATGAGCTCCAAGAGATACAGTTCCGAACTCATCATCGCTTTCAGTGTATTCCGAGCCTTCATCTGTCCACACAGCCTCACCGTGAGATGCAACTACCGGAATTTTTTTATCACCGTTTGCACTTGTTATGATTGTAGCTAATCCTCGCATAATGTTTTCATCGGCAAGTTTATCAATAAGAACTGCCTCGTATTCGTCCGGAACAAGATATCCGCCGTCACTGTCAGTACCAATCTGCAACGTATCATGTACCGAATATGACAGCTGATTATTCTTCATAAGTTTCCAAAACGCCTGCTTATATTCGTCACTTGCTCTGCCCGTTTTTATATTACCGTTCGTTTTAGGTGTTTCAAGAACGGGTGTATTAACCGGAGAATTCAATCTTTTTTCCATCTCTGCCTGACGTTCTAAAATATCTATCTCTTTGCCGAGAGCAACAATTTCACTCTCCATTTTTTCATATGTTTCTACGTCCTCTGCCGAAAGCATATCGTTTTCTCGTTTTGCATTATCAAGAAATTTCTTTGTCTTTTCCCATAACGCTGCTCTTTTTTGTCTTAAATCAGTTATTGACGCCATTTATATTACCCCCATTATTTCAATAAATTTAATCTTGTTTCAAACTGTTCTGACGGAATACAATACTTGGAGTCTTCCGGCTTGACTATCGGTTTAAGCTTCTTACGCATTGCGGCAATGGTATTGGTCACCATTGTTGTTTTGTCAAAAATCATATCTTGATTATCAGTGCTGTCATCACTGCCGTATAGGATTTTGTCGCAGAACCCCATATCATGTGCCGAATGTGCATTCATCCATGTTTCTCCGTCCATCAAATGTGACAGTTTGCTTCGTGACAGTCCGGTCTTTATCTGATAAGCATTTATAATTGATTCCTTTACTTCGTTAAGAAAATCAATACCTTGTTCAAGTTCAGATGCCTGTCCGTAAAGCATCATTGAAGGATTATGTATCATAATCATTGATGTCGGAGACATCTCAACCATATCCCCAGCCATTGCAATTACAGATGCCGCACTTGCCGCAATGCCGTTTATTTTAACGGTAATTTTGCCGTTATGTTCTTTCAGTGCCGTATATATTTCACTTGCCGCAAAACAGTCACCGCCCGGACTGTTTATCCATACCGTAATATCACCGTCGTACCGATTAAGTTCATCACGGAACATTTTCGGTGTTACATCATCGCTGTACCAGCTTTCTTCAGCAATTACACCATTTAAAAAAAGCACATTTTCTGTGCTTTCATTTTCTTCGTCTATTTTGTTTTTAACAGTCTTGAACCTCCAAAATTTACTCATTTTCACTTTCACCCCCGCTGTTGTAATTTCCGGCATTATTTATATCAACCATATTGCCGTTACACAAATATCTGTCACCGCCAAGTTCTTTAGGTATTTTATTCATATCCTCCAATTCTCTTATATCGTTTGCACTGTACCACCCATTCTGTCTTCCGATAGCATATCCGCTCATACGGCTTTTAAAATCCCCTCGCAGAAGTCCGTCAACATTGAATTTTACGAAGTATTTCTTCTGTTCTTCTTCTGTCAGAAGCTGCTGAAATATTGTCTGCTCTATCCTCACAAGCCACGGCCGAATTGTATTCGTTACAAAATCAAGCGACTGCTGTTCTATATTGTTAAAACTTGATTTTTCCAAATCGGCAATCATATGCGGAGGAACACGAAATATTCTGCATATTTCATTCACTTGAAATTTTCTTGTTTCGAGAAACTGTGCCTCATGAGGATTTATCGAAATCGGATTGAATTTCATTCCTTCTTCCAACACTGCAACCTTGTGTGCATTTGAACTTCCGCCGTATGCGTCATTCCATGCGTCACGAACTTTTTCAGGCTCTTTCAAAACTCCCGGATGTTCCAAAACTCCGCTTGGTGTACCGCTGTTTGAGAAAAAGCTTGAGCCGTATTCTTCGGCAGCAATAGAAAGTCCTATCGCATTCTTCGCCATAGCAATCGGTGAGTATCCCACAAGTCCGTCAAATCCCAGTCCGACTATATGCAGAATTTCATCTTTGCGAAATACAAATGTCCCCTGCTTATCACTGTTATATGTGTAATATATTTTGCTGTCCGCACCTCTGTCTATACGCATCTTTTCCGGCATAAGCGGATAAAGTGCCGTAACCTCACCTTTACCGTTTCGGATAATCTGTGAATACGAATTCCCCCATAAAAGCAGATGTGACATCATAACCTCACGCATTATGAAACTGTTCATTTCAGGATTGGGTATATCGTGCAGAAGTCTGTACAACGGATGCGTAAAGGCTCGCTCTTTTCCGCTGTCCGTGTATTCATAAAGATGAATCGGCAGACTTGCTACCGTTTCAGATATGATACGAACACACGCATATACTGCCGTTGTCTGCATAGCCGACCGTTCCGTCACAGATTTTCCCGACCACGTTCGCCCGAAAGGAAATGAACGTCCTCCGCCGATACTGTCTCCCGTATGATTTTTAGGCTTGTCTCTTGGTTTGAATATTGATTTTATTATGTTCATAAATTTTCTCCTTTTTCTTGACATTTGATAGCTTTTATGCTATCATTATATTGTAAATATAATCTACATATCGGAGTATAATAATAATGTAGACTATCGAATTTTACGAAAATGCACACGGCAAATCTGAACTATGGGATTTTTTAGAGTTATTGCGTACAAAAATCAAAACAAGTAAAGACGCCCGTATTCAATACAATCAAATAGTACTCTATATACAGCTATTACAAGATAACGGTACTCGTTTACCCAAAGATGTCACAAAGCATATTGAGGACGGTATATGGGAATTACGTCCCGGAAATAACCGCATATTTTATTTCTTTTTTGAAAACAATACCTTTGTTCTGCTTCATCAGTTCCGTAAAAAAACACAAAAAACACCACACAGAGAAATTGAAAAAGCAAAATCTGAACGCAGTGATTATCTATCCAGAAAGGAGCGTGCTTAATATGAGAACATGGAATGATTATAAAGAACACGTAAGAGAAGTTGATCCGATTGCCGCTAACAATATTAATGAAATTGAGAATATCGCATCTATTGTCGGTGCACTGATAGAACAGCGGACCGCTCTCGGTATAAGTCAGCGTGAGCTTGCTTCGCTTTGCGGAATCCCGCAATCATCAGTTGCACGTATTGAATCGTATAAATCAACTCCAAATCTTGATACTTTGCTTAAAATAATGCAGCCGCTTGGTCTTAAGCTTACTGTATCACCAACTAAATAATCATTTCCTTAAGCACATCAATAAATATTGGTGTGCTTTTATGTTGTCTAAAATACAATAATACCCCTACGGTCATAAACACTTCCCTGTTGTCCGCCGTTACGAACTGCTCTGTCGAGTGCCATTACCACTGCAACCGCACCGTCTATTCGTTCGGTACTGTGTTTCTTAGAAAGTTTAATATTTTCTGCCGAGTCTGTTTCTACACATACATTATCAAAATTCCATCTAAGTACAGGATGATTGTTATGTATAATCTTTTCTTTCAGAACAAGCGAGTAAAGTTCCTTGGTCGGCGGTGACATATCCTTAAAGCCTTGTCCGAAAGGTATCATCGTCAAGCCTTCATCCTGCGAATTAAGAATTATCTGTGTTGCATTATATCTGTCATATGCTATTTCACGCACAACGTACTTGCTTGCAATATCCTTTATGTCAGCTTCAATTCTTCGGTAGTCAACTACATTCCCCTCTGTTGTTCGTATAAATCCGTTTGCTTTCCATACATCATACGGAACATGGTCACGTCGGACACGCTGACGAAGATTTTCTTCCGGTATCCAAAAATACGGAACAATTATATGTTTTTCTGTATCGTTTCTCGGAGGGAACACCAAAACAAATGCCGTAAGGTCAAGTGTTGTTGAAAGGTCAAGACCTGCATAGCATTCCCTTCCGATAAGTGTATCAAGATTTATTACTTCATCACACGCATCCCATTTCTCCATCTGCATCCATCTTGTTGACTGCTTAACCCACTGATTAAGTCGGAGCTGTCTGAACAGATTTTCCTCAGCCGGATTTTCCTTTGCCGACAAAAATGCAGCACGGACTTTTTCAATGTCAACTGTATGTCCGAGCGAGGGATTTGCTTTATACCAATTACGTTCATCTGTCCAGTCATCTGTATCTTCTATTCCGTATATAACAGGATAAAATGTCGGATCGATTTTTCTGCCTTCCAAAATGTCAACTGCCTTTTGGTGCTGTTCAAAACATATGCTGTTTCGGTCTGTTCCGGCAGTAGTTATAAGAAAAAACAGCGGCTGTGTTCGTGCATCACCTGAACCTTTTGTCATTACATCAAACAATTCACGGTTCGGCTGTGAATGCAGTTCATCAAATATTACGCCGTGAACATTAAGACCGTGTTTTGTAAAAGCCTCACTCGACAGCACTTGATAATATGAATTAGTCGGTTTATACACAAGTCTTTTTACTGACATAACAGGCTTAATTCTCTTTTTCAAAGCAGGACATTGTTCGACCATATCCACCGCCACATCAAACACAATACTTGCCTGCTGACGGTCACTTGCACAGCCGTATACTTCTGCACCCCATTCACCGTCACCGCATGTAAGATACAGCGCCATTCCTGCTGCAAGTTCTGACTTACCCATCTTCTTCGGTATTTCAACATATGCTGTGTTGTATTGTCTGTATCCGTTCTCCTTTACCGTACCGAACACATCATTTATTATTTTATCCTGCCACGGCAGCAATTCAAAAGGCACACCCCGCCATTTGCCTTTTGTATGTTTAAGTGCATTTATAAATGTAACTGCACGTTTTGCTTTATTTTCGTCATACATTACTTTTTCTCTCCGCCCAATGAAAGAAGCTGTTCCATTGCGTCATCACTGCTGTCATTGCCTCTGTCTGTTACAATTCTTGACCTTGACGCAGGAGTAAGACCGAACTGTTCACAGAACTTGCTCATCTGTTTCATATACTGCTGAGCAATAGATACCTGCGGCACTTGCTGCCAATATCCGCTCGGAGTTTTGACAATAGCACCGTGTCTTGATATAAATTCTTCTGCTTCTTTCCAACGTGCATAAGCTTGGCAATATCCCGCAAAAGCCGCCATATCAACTTCTGTTAGAATACCGAGCTGTTCCATCTGTTTTGCAAGACGTCTCCATTCCTTTTTCGCATCATCTTCAAGCCATTTCGGACAAGACAGTGCACGAGCCGCAGGTTTCGGCTCATTTGCGTTTAACTGTCTCTTGCCCGGATTACCCTCAAGCTGTTTTACTGCCGTTGGTTTCGGCTTTCTGCCCCTCTGTGCCAAGCGTATCACCTCCATTCGTATAAATTTCTTGTCATTAAAAATTTTCATACAAAAAACCGCCATTTAAGGCGGTTTAAAAATTGTATTTTCTTATTTTTCTGTAATCATAATCTCATATTCATAGCTGTTTAGTTCAAAAAGGTCAACTACTTTCCATAAATCATATTGGTCAGGAATATCTTTAACTGTTCCGCAGAAATAAACGTCTGTATGTTTTTCATTAACCAATTTTATTGTTGCGTTTCGGTTGATAAGGCTGTAAAGTTTCTTTAATTTTAGCATTTTGTTTTCCTCCGTTTTCTCGGTCTGTTTATCTTTTTGTTGTACACATATTACCGTTATATGAGGACTTTATCAATACCATTACTATAACAAAAAGTACAGCCTTTATTTGTGTATATACTACCCTCGTATTCCCTTAAAGTTATAGTTTCCCTTACGAATTTCCGCAATGTCGGCATCTTGTGCCTTTTTGTATTCTGAATCGGTACATTCTTTTTTCTTGCAGTCCATACAGATACATTCGCTGTTAAACATACTTTGAATTCGACCGTCTTTTAAAGACTTTCCGCATCGGTCACAGTTTTTCTGTCTTGAATTGTCAAGTCAAATGCAACGATATATCAAAATAAACTTCAAAAGGCGATTTCCAGTTCAAGCATTTGC